CGTTATTTTTCTGGACGAATTCGCGTTCGTTCCGAATCATATCGCTGACCAGTTCTTTAGTTCTGTTTATCCTACTATTTCATCTGGTAAATCTACCAAGGTAATTATCATCTCCACGCCTCATGGCATGAACATGTTCTACAAGTTGTGGCATGATGCGGAGAAAGGAAAGAACGAATATATTCCAACAGAGGTTCACTGGTCTGCAGTTCCTGGTAGAGATGCTGAATGGAAAGAGCAGACAATCAAGAACACATCAGAAGCACAGTTTAAGGTTGAGTTTGAGTGTGAGTTTTTAGGTTCGGTTGATACACTCATTAATCCAAGTAAACTTAGAACAATGCCATATGTGGACCCAATCAAACAATCAAAAGGATTGGCAGTATATGAGCATGTAGAGAAGGAACACAACTATATCATAACGGTTGACGTTGCGCGAGGAACATCCAATGACTATTCTGCGTTTATGGTTATGGATACAACTACCTTGCCCTACAAAGTTGTTGCACGCTATAGGAACAATGAAATTAAACCTATCGTATTCCCCAATATCATTGTTGATGTTGCAAAGAACTATAATAACGCTTATATCCTGTGCGAAGTAAATGATATTGGTGGACAGGTTGCAGATATTATTCAGTTTGATTTGGAGTACGAGAACCTTTTGATGGCAGCAATGCGAGGTCGTGCTGGCCAGCAACTCGGTCAAGGATTCTCTGGTAAGAAGACTCAGTTGGGTGTTAAGATGTCAACTGCTGTCAAGCAAGTCGGATGCTCTAACCTCAAAGCACTTATCGAAGAAGATAAGTTGATGATTCCAGACTACGATACGATTGCAGAACTAACTACATTTATTGTCAAGGGACAATCTTTTGCCGCAGAAGACGGATGTAATGATGACCTTGCAATGTGTCTCGTTATCTTTGGTTGGATGGCAATGCAACCATACTTCAAGGAGATGCATGATAATGATGTGCGTCAACGCATTTACGAAGACCAAAGAGAATCTATTGAACAAGATATGGCACCATTTGGATTTATGGATGACGGACTTGGTGATGAATATTTTGCAGATGCTCAGGGGGATGTTTGGCAGGTCGCGGAGTACGGAGATAAATCATACATGTGGGAGTGGAGATAAAGATTCAAAAATATAAATAATCCTAGACAACCGATGTTGGAATCACTAGGAGACTTTAAACATGGCAGCTAATCAATCCTCGCCAGGGGTCGTAATTCAGGAAAGAGACCTGACGACTATCAGCACACTCTCTACCGCAAATGTTGGCGTTCTTGCAGCACCCTTTGAACTTGGTCCTGTAGAAGAAATTATCAACATTTCTACTGAGAGAGAACTCGTTGAGCGTTTTGGCAAACCCAACGACTATAACTATGAATATTGGTACACCGCATCTCAGTTTCTGAGCTATGGTGGTGTTCTTAAGACTGTCCGTGTTGACTCTACTGCACTCAAAAATGCTGTCAACACTGGTTCTGCAGTAAAGATTAAAAATCTTCAAGATTACGAAACTACTTACGAGACTGCAAATAACACTTGGGATTGGGCAGCACGTACTCCTGGTGCTCTTGGAAATTCAATCGGTATCTTTGTAACTGACGCTGGCGCTGACCAAATTCTGGTAATTCCTGCTCCTGGTTCTGGTAACGAATTTGAGTTTGTTGCTGATGAGGCTGTTACTTATGCAACTTCGGGTGCATCTGGTAAAGTCTTCAAGTACAGCATTGTTCTGAGTGTTGAGAGTGTTGTTGGTGATTTCACACCTGGCACTTCGACAACTATTAGCATCTCTGGTTCTAACGAAACCGTTAATGTTCTTTCTTGGGACCCCGCTAACAAGAAACTGGAAATCGGTCTTCCTGGTGGTGGTGTTACTGGTATCATCGCGGATGCTCAGACTGTAACTCAAGGAACTAGCACTTGTGATATTGCTGCTAGTGGTATTGAGCGTCGTCTGTATGTTGCATTAGACAAGAGCAGTGTTGAGTTTGCAGCAACTGATGTTATTGCAGACACCAATGCTAACAGCGCAACAATCACATCGGTTCGCGGTGAGTATGCTGAGCGTGAATATCTTCCTGGAGCAAAATGGATTAACGTTGCTCCTCGTCCTGCTACTTCTCAGTATGCAAGCAATGCAGGTGGTCATCGTGACGAACTTCATGTTCTTGTCGTTGACGTTGACGGCAAAATCACTGGCACGACTGGTGCAGTTCTTGAGCGTTTCGTTGGTCTGTCTAAGGCATCTGATGCTAAGACCTCTGTTGGTGAAGTAAACTACTACGTTGAAGTAATCAAGCAACGCTCCAACTACATCTTCTGGGGTGGTCATGAAAGTGGAGTTTTCTCGGCAACTGCAACTGCTTCTGATGGTAACTGGGGACAAACTGCTAACGCACGTCAGTTCAACCTTCTGCGCTCTGCTGATGGTAGTGTTGATTATCCCGCAGGTCGCACAACTCTTGGTTCTAAGAACAATGCTACCTTCTACTATCGTCTCACTTCTGGTGTTGATTACGCTTTTGTTGCCAATGGAGCATACACTGTAACCAATTCGGATCTTAGCACTGCATATGAACTTCTGGAAGACCCCGAGTCCCAGACCATTGACTTCATTCTGTGCGGTCCTTCTGGTGCCGATGATTCTGCTGCAATCGCTAAAGTAACCTCCTTGGTTAATATTGCAGAAGAGCGTCGTGATTGCCTTGTATTCGTTTCTCCTCGCCGTGGAAATATTATTGGTGTTAGCAACACCACCACAATCACTGACAATTTGGTAGCATTCTTCGACCAACTGCCATCGTCTTCGTACATGGTATTTGATTCGGGTTATAAGTACATCTACGATAAGTACAATGACGTTTATCGTTATGTACCTTGTAACGGTGACGTTGCTGGTCTGTGCTTACAAACCACTGAGGTTTCGGAACCCTGGTATTCTCCCGCAGGTTTTGCTCGCGGCGTCTTAAGAAATGCCATCAAACTGGCATTCTCCCCCAATAAGACTCAACGCGATCGTCTGTATGCTGCTCGCATCAACCCAATCGTATCGTTCCCTGGTCAGGGCGTAGTTCTCTTTGGTGATAAGACTGCTCTTGGATTTGCTTCTGCATTCGACAGAATCAACGTTCGTCGTCTGTTCCTTACCATTGAGCGTGTAATTGGTGGTGCTGCTAAAGCACAACTGTTTGAGCAAAACGATGAAACTCAACGTTCCCTGTTCCTCAACATCGTTGAACCTTACATGCGCGATGTCCAAGGTCGTCGTGGTGTAACCGATTTCCTCGTCAAGTGTGACAGCGAGAACAATCCTCCTGAAGCAGTTGACCGTGGTGAGTTCTACGCAGAAATCTACGTCAAACCCACCCGCACAATTAACTACATCACTCTGACATTTACCGCAACCAGAACTGGTGTTGCATTCGCTGAAGTTGCTTCCTGATAACAACTAACATAATCAAGAGACCCTACGGGGTCTCTTTTTTTGTCTGAAAATATTGTTTGTACTAAATATTAACGACGGAGACATTTTAAACCAATGGCAAAAAGAGGAACTATTGACGACTTTAAGGCAAATGTAACTGCCGATTTTGCGCGTCCCAATTTATTCCAAGTAGATTTAAACTTCCCCTCTGGAATTATCAATAATGCAAGTCTGATTGAACTTGGTAAGTTTACTGTTCGTGCAGCGAATCTCCCATCTTCTCAGATTGGTGTTATTGAGGTTCCTTTTAGAGGTCGTGTCTTAAAGATTGCAGGAGACAGAACATTTGAACCTTGGACGGTTACTATTCAAAACGATAGTAGATTTGCTTTGAGAAGTGCATTTGAACTCTGGGCATCTAGCATTCAAGCATATAACGAGAACTTTACTCAGGCAGGTGGTCTTGGTGATAATGACGATGCTACTGGTTACTTCGCTGATATGACTGTTCATCAGTTAGCACGCGACGTTAAAGATGGTGATTCCCCCAAAATTCTCAAGTCCTACAAGTTCTACAACGTCTTCCCCAGCAACATTGCTGCTATTGATTTGGATTATGGCAACAATGATGCTATTGAAGAGTTCACTGTAGAACTGCAAACTCAGTACTGGACTCCAATTGATGCTACTGTCGATGCTTGATAAATAGACCAGGACCAATAAGCATATAACATAATGTCGAATCAGCTCTTCGGTTTTTCACTTGAAAGAGCAAAGAAGGTCCCTAAGGGGCCTTCTTTTGTTCAAAAAGATAATATGGATGGTTCGCAACCGATTGTCGGTGGCGGATACTACGGATATTCTGTCGATTTTGACGGAACTGTTCGTAATGAATATGAACTCATTTCTCGATATCGAGAGATGGTAATGCAACCAGAATGCGATAGTGCTGTTGACGATATTGTCAATGAAACTATTTGTGGAAACTTTGATGATGTTCCAGTTGAAGTGGAACTATCTAATTTAAAAGCATCGGATAAAATCAAAAAACTTATTCGTGAAGAATTTCATGAAGTTTTGAGACTTCTCGATTTTGATAATCGTTCATATGAAATTTTCCGTAGATGGTATGTTGATGGAAGATTATTCTATCACAAAGTAATCGACCCCCAAAATCCCAGGGGTGGTCTTACAGAACTTCGTTATATTGACCCCCGTAAGATTCGCAAGGTCACTGAGTATGAACAAAAACGTCCAGAGCAACTGCGAGGCGTTGATATCAATACTCAACTTACACAAAAAGCATCAGAGTATTTCCTTTACAACCCCAAGGGTTTAAAGAACTCTACAAATCAAGGTATTAAAATTACTTCGGATTCTATCACATATTGTCATTCGGGTATTCAAGACCTAAACAAAAACATGACTCTTTCTCACCTGCATAAGGCGATTAAGGCAGTCAACCAACTGAGAATGATTGAAGATTCTCTGGTCATCTATCGTTTGAGTAGAGCACCCGAGCGTCGTATCTTCTACATCGACGTTGGCAATCTCCCCAAGAACAAAGCGGAACAATATCTCCGTGAAGTTATGGGTCGTTATCGTAATAAACTGGTATACGATGCGAACACTGGTGAGATTAAGGACGACAAGAAGTTCATGTCTATGCTGGAAGACTTCTGGCTCCCTCGTCGTGAAGGCGGTAGAGGTACAGAAATCTCCACACTTCCTGGTGGTCAGAACCTTGGAGAACTGGAAGACGTTAAGTATTTCCAGAAGAAACTCTACAAAGCACTCAACGTTCCTTCCTCTCGTTTAGAAACAGAAACGACTTTCAATATTGGTCGTGCTGCTGAAATCACTCGTGACGAAGTTAAATTCCAGAAATTTATTGCACGTCTCCGCAAGCGTTTCTCCGAATTATTCACAGATTTACTTAAGACTCAACTCATCCTCAAGGGTATTATGACCCTTGAAGAATGGGAAGATATGAAAGAACATATCCAGTTCGACTTCATTGCAGATAACTATTTCACAGAACTCAAAGAAATTGAGATTCGTAATGAAAGAATGAACCAGGTTAATACCATGGACCCATATGTCGGCAAGTATTTCTCTGTTGAATATATGCGTCGTCAAGTTCTTAAACAGACGGAAACTGAAATCAAGGAGATTGATGAACAAATTGAAGCTGAAATGGAATCTGGTATTATTGCTGATCCTGCAGCGGAAATGGATCCCGCTATGGCTGCTGGCGATGAAGGTGCCCCAGCAGCAGAAGTAGCATCAAATCAACCAGAGTCCGCAGTTGAACCTGCAGATGCCCGCAGGGGAGAATTCTAAATAAACTAAATATTACTATAGTGGGAATGTTATTATGCCTAGCGAAATTGCACAACAAATTGTCCAACAAATTTTTTCTGACGACAAAGCAGCAGCATTAGACTCAGTTAATGATGCCATAAGTGCTGCGGCATTCGATGTTGTTCAGCAGAGAAAACTTGAATTTGCGAAAGCAATGGGATTTGATTTGGGTGATACTGGTCAAGATGCTGCGGATGAACTTGCAGACACTTTATCTGATACTGGTAATGCTGAAGACGTTGAAGTTGATGAACGTCAACCTCACGAACCTCCTACTGACGAGTTACCTCAAGAAGAAACTACCGATGAAGACAATGAAACTGATAGCTGAAGAAATTACTCAGGTCGAATTTATCGCTGAGGAAACGGAAGGCAAGAAGAATTACTTCATTGAAGGAATCTTCCTGCAGGCGGAACT